ATTTAATGCTACCCAAATAGACCCGTTAAAGCCTTTGAATTGACTTAGTGCGTTATCGTATACTATCATGCCCTTTACGGCTGTAGGAATGCCTGCGGTAATAGCAGTAGCATCGGCGTAGACAGCAGTTTGGATATATGTGCTGGCTTTGACTGTGGCCGACTCAATTGGCCCAACAATCTTTGAATCCAACCCGTTAACTAACATTGTAGAGTCGTCGCCGAATACACTACCTTTTGTGTCCCCAGTTAAGAAACCAGTTACATTACCAGTTACATTACCAGTTACATTTCCGGTATGGATACCGGAGCTATTGCCTACTAAGTTTCCAGTTACATTTCCAGAAACATTACCTGTAACATCTCCGGTTACATTGGCAAACACTGGCCCAACTATTCTACCGTTAGTTCCGTCAACCATCATGGTACTGTTGTCTGCAAAAACACTACCTACTATATCAGTGACATTATTAAATCCTACGGTAACTGCCCCAGTTGATCCTGACAGTGTTATACCTGCGCCAGCTGTTAAACTTAGCACACCTGTATTTTCAAAAGTAACTCTGTTAGTTAATGCACCAGATGCCAGGGCAGTGGTAATGTTTATACCACTGCCTTCAATTAAAGTTAATGTAGCAGCAAGACTGGGAGCAGTTAATGACGCTTCACCGTTAACAGCAATAACCCTGTAGGCATTACCTGCAGGAGCACTGTTGGTAATAATAATTTTTCCATCAACATCGGGTGTTCCACCGTTGCTAAGTGTAATACTAGGACCGGCTTCTAACCTCAATACTCCTCGGTTACGGATAACAATATCGCCAGTTGTAGAACTGTCTTCAGTTTCTATACCAGCTCCAGAGGTAATTGATCGAACACCTTCGTTGTTAATTGTATACAGTCCAGCAGTACTGTCTGAACTAACACTAATTCCTAGACCTGACTGTATTCCGTTAACCCCGTCGTTGGCAATAATGATAGTGTCCGAACCTGAATCTGTAAAAAGTCGTATGCCGTTTCCTGGTTCAAGGTTAAGAGTATCATTAAATTGATCTGCTACAATTGAGCTACCACCAACAATGGCCACTTCTTTAAAGAATGATTTATTTTGATCTATGATAAGTTGACCAGCAACAGTAGAGCCACTTGGAAGATCTATAGTCAATCCCTCGTTGGTAATGGCTGCACCTCCTAAACTCAATGCACCACTAAGATATAAATTGCTCCATCGTTTCTGAGGTGAACCTAAATCATAGATATCATTTTGACTTGGAATTAAATCAGTGCCTAATGCATCAAAGCCAATGCTGCCTGTTTCCCCAATACTAGCATAGAGTTCAGTAAAATTAGCATTGATTTTTTCAAATGCTTCATCAACTGTACTCCAAACTAGGGGAGCTCGTCCTGGAGTAATTGTTTTTCTTGTCATTATGCTCTCCCTACAACAATTTCAATTGTGCCTATGTGATCTGAGTCATAGTCCTCAAGTGCTTTTCCTATCATAGAGCCCATCCTTGGATTATCTGTTGCTATGGCTACACCTGCTATGCCACTGCTGACCAGCATGTCACCTTTCTTGATCTTGCCGGCTACACGACACGGCACACGACCTGCTAGTGCAACATAAGGATGAGTAGCATCACTACCGGCTTCGCAGTTCATCATGTATGCAGGATTTGCAGATATAACACCTGCTACTCGGGTATCCATTTTAATGTTGCTAACAGTGATTTCTTTTTCACCGCCAAACACCACAACAGTGCCTACTGGATATTCTTTGTCTGTGGCATAACGTTCTGCCAAGTCAGCGTAGCGTGCCGCTGTGGCTGTACCAGTCATAATGTTTGCACTGAAATTACCGCTGCCGTCACGCAGTACAATTTGGTTAGCTGTGTTGCTACTTGTTGCTGTAATTGTAGCAGAGTTAGCCTGACTTGTGATTGTAGCAGCATTGCCGTTAATGCTACCACTGATTGTATTGCTAAATGTCTTAGTACCACCAATAGTTTGGTCACCGGTCGTATACACTCCGTTGGTCACTGAAGTTGCATTACCACTTAGTGCAGCAGTAATTGTGCCAGCACTAAAGTTTCCGCTGGCATCACGTGCTACAATTGCACTTACTGTATTTGCACTTGTAGCATTAGTGTTGATGGTTCTTGCCGCACTGCCATCATAACTAGTACCGCTTGCCCAACTTAGATATGTGCCTACACTCAATGCATTGTTAACTTTGTCAGCACTGGAAGCATTGCCACTTAATGATGCTGTAATAACGTTGGCACTAAAGTCTCCACTGCCATTTCTATATACAATACTGTTTACAGTGTTGGTACTCAATGCACTAATAGAAATAGTATATGCTGTTCCGTCTGCGGCATTTGGAGCTGTACAACTGATACCATTGCCACTTACACCGACAGTACTTGCATATTGACCTGTTGTGTCAACGCCAAGTTGTGTAGAATCTGCCGATACAGTTAATGCTACATTGCTTACATTGGCACTACCGTCTATAGTAAATGAACCAGTAACATCGCCACCTGCAAATGTAACAGTTCTTGCGGTGGCCCATTTGCTGGCTGTACTTGCATTACCATTTAGTGCCGCACTAATTGTGCCTGCACTAAAGTCTCCACTGCTATCTCTTAAAACAATTGTGCTGCCTGTGTTGGCATTAGTAGCTGTAGTTGTTGCAGAATTTGCCTGGCTTGTAATGCTTGATGCAACCAATGTGCTACCAGCTGCCAAAGTCCATGCCCCTGTAATTGAACCTGTGGTAGCAGTAGCTCCAGAGTGTAATGTTCTAGAGTACAATGTACCTGTTCTGGCATCGATAAACCCAGTACCTAGTGTTAGGTTGCTGGTGCTCTGCATGGCCCAATTACCAGTAATATCACCAGCAGTACCTGCTGCTCCTGTAGTAAGTGTATCGGAATAGAATGTACCAGGACGCATGTCCAAATAGCCTGTACTCCATGTTAGGTTACTAACACCAACCATTGACCAGTCACCTGTAATTGTACCTGTGGTTGTTTGACTGCCTGTGGTAATATCTCTGGTGGTAAATGTTGCAGTACCTGTATTAATAGTACTGCCAACTGCCACACTCCACTGTCCTGTGATAACACCAGCATTAGCCGTAGCACCTGTAGTCAATGTTGTTGACTGTAATGTGCCGCTGCTAAAGTCAATCTTACTTGCAGATGTTAGAGTCCAGTTACCTGTTAAGTTACCTGTTGTGGTATTAGCACCTGTGGTAAATGTTCTGGTTTTAACTGTACCTGTACTGAAATCAATCTCACTGCCAGTTTGGCCTATTAGCTTACTTGTGGTATTCAAACTCCAAGCACCAGTCAGCGTACCAGCTGTGCCCACAGCACCTGTGGTCAGCGTTATAGATTTTAATGTACCTGTGCTAGCATCAATAGTACCTGTGCCTAGTGTAAGGTTGCTGGTACTACTCATACTCAAGTTGCCGGTTAGTGTACCTACAGTTGATGCACCACCTGTGGTAAATGTATCAGAAGTAACTTGACTTACCTGTATAGGAGCAAATGCGCTGTCATCATGTAAACGGAATCTATGACTGTTGTTTCTATATGACGAAACTTTATCAGTGGTCAAACTACCGTCACCAATTGATAGACCTAATACACCGCTAAATCCGTAAAGGTTAATTGATCCACCCGAAGCAGTTACAGAAGTATCTGCTAATTTTTTGTTTGCACTGGCACTAGTACCAATATAGAATGTACGAGTAGCATAGATATCTCTAGATCCAATGTCTCCACTACCATCACGTATGACAATTTTGCTGTTGGCAGTAACGTCAGTTTGACCTGTATATAAAGCCACAGCCTCAACTATTGAATAGTCACTGTCGCTGCTAAATGTTGAAACACCAGTTCTGCGCAAGAAACCAGTCGAACTATATTGACTCTTCTTAACGCCGAGGCCTTCGTCTACCACTGTACTAAATGCTACAGCACTAACATCGCCAGTACCGGCAATACTTCTACCTAGAACAGTATCTGTGGCAATTTGAGCAAATTTTCCTAGTTCAATTCCGTTGGTCTTTAATTCTGTCCAACCGCTAGTTACTGTAAATTCTGCACTGTTAAAACTTACCAATCCACGATCTGCTTGTGTAATGCCTACAGCATTGGCTCTGGTACTAGCAGTAACCATTGACAATTTACTCTGTACAATAGCCGCAGCACTATTGATATTTGCATTATCAATAATGTTGTCTTTAACATAGATGTTCCAAACGTTCTGGGTTGAATCAATACCTGTAGTGATAGCATTATCACCTGGTACACTCAAATCACCACCTATGGTAACAGCGCGGCCCTCGTTGCCTGTGCCTGTAAACGCAATCGACATACCTGCAGATACCTGCTGACCTACAAAGCTGTTGGCAATAATAGCATTAAAACTAATGCTTCGATAGTTAACAGCATCTTGAGGATCTACAGGATCAGCAATATTTCTAATTTTATTTCCGTCAAGATTCAAATTACCCTTCATGGCTAGTTGGCCTGTTAGAGCCAAGAAGCCGCCTGTGGTAACAGGAATTAGTCTACCGCTGTCAACAGTATTGCCACCGTGATCAACTCCTAGACGACGATCAATATATCCTCTAGTTGCATTTTCTGTTGGCACAGTATCAGTGGCATTGTCTGACATTGAACTGTCTGTTGAGAATTCAGCAATTGGAACACCACGCTTAAATCCTAGTCCGCTCAGGTTACTCAATGCCAATGATGCTGAGAATGTAACAGTACCAGTACCTTGGTCAACTCTAAAGAACGGACCAACTGAGAAGTTACCAAATTGGTCAGTGGTTACAAAGAAGCAACGTCCTTCGCCACGTTCTACAATCTGTGCATATTCAACTTCGCCTGTGGTATCTAATAATGTTTCTGTAGCAATACGTACAGGCGGTCCATAGATCTCGTTTGGATAGTTAGTATCAGCGTAGCTACCAGTACCGATGTCTAGCAAGTCATGAGATGTAACACGAGTCAACGCAATACGAATTGTCAGGGTACCCTGTGATCCGTCTGTTCTAGAAGCCACACCTGCAAATAGTGTCACTGAACCGTCATAGTTTATAGCACTGTCTTCTAGAACAGGAGTAAAATAAACATTGGCATAAGCCTCACCTGTGATAGCAGGACTGTCATATTGTGTAACAGTATATACACGACCCTTAAAACCAAATTTCATACCAACTAGTCGATCAGCATCATTAGTACCTACTTCAACAATAGCAAGTCTAGTACTACCGGCTGCACCGTTGACTAGATCAACTGCAAATGTTCCGCTACCGTTATCAGCAAAATCAATTACCGTTGTGCTGCCTGGATAGCCTACTACTTGGAATGTATTGGCTGATTTATTGTAAACCCAATACTGTCTGCTGGTAAACAAGTTACTAGGCATTGTACCAGCGGCATCAAATCGGACTAGATCTCCGTTGCTGAAACCATGACTGTTTCTTGTAATAGTATCTGTGGTGTAATTAAATGTACAGGTTGTTGCACTGATCACGCAAGTACCAGTACCGTAGTCTGCAATGCTTGAACTGTTTCTTGTAAAGGTTCCGCCAACGGTTGCTGTGCCAACATATCCAATTGAGTTCCATGCAGTTGTGCCTACAGTGATAATCTTATAGACATAAGTTGAAATAGTTTCTCTAGGGCCAATAATTAGTCTAGGGCCTCCCGGACTAGTTCCAGCAACAACCTTATAATCTTGTCTTGGCTGGATAGTTAATTCTGCCCAATTATAACCGTCTTTCAACAATGTATTGGCTAGTTTAGTTGCAGTAAAGTAATGACTACCTGTCCCAACACTTGGAATTTCAATAGCTGCGCCACCTTTGGTCAGCGCAACTTTAAATGTAGTTGCGGTATAACCTTCGTCAATGATCCAATAAGTGTCGTCCTGGATAAGGCCGGATGGTAAAGATCCGCTGGTATAGAATTTTACAGCATAACCTGGTAACTGGTTATGTGCAGTAGCAGTAACCACTGTTTGATCGGCTACACTAAATGTACAAGTTTTATTTTCTGTACTAGGTGCAAAATAATCTGTAAACTGTAGAACACGGTAAAGTTGTGAAGTATACAGTTCGTTGAGTTTCAATGCAGTACTAGGACGAACAGCAACTCCAACAACACCACCAGTTAAAATAACTTCAGTGTTCATTCTCAGTGTAACTCTAGTTCCGTTAGCAACAGCAGCTAACAATCCATCTGTATCAGAGTTTAAATTTAGTCGATAAATTTTTTGTCCGGTACTGTCATTTGGGAAATCAGTTTCTGATGTTGCTGATACCACAGGGTATCTTACAAGTCCAATAGTCCCACCGTGATCGATTTCAATTTCACTGAAGTTTCTTGGCTGGTAGTCGTAGTCTGTGACATAGATAAGGAATGATGATATATCAGCAGGATAAGCTGCACCGTCATTATAGACCACAGCACCCTGTGTTAATTCATAGTATAGGTCAACTGGTGTTGGAACTTCTAACGGATCTGATCCTTCCGCAGCTAACGCATATACACCGTGAGCACTTGAACCACCAATACTTCGAATCTGTCCACCGTTTAGTGAGTAGTAAGAAGTATAGCAGTAGTAGGTAAACATTGACACTGCTTCTGTTAAACCGCCGTTGGTAGCAATTAATCCATAGCCCATGTCACAGATCTGTGTGAAGTCGTTTGACAACATACTTCTGTTACCAGGCATTAGAACTTCGAAGACATTGGCATTATCGTTGACAAAGGCAATGGTACCTGTTTGAATACTTGTCTTAGCTGTCTGTAGAGATGTTCGTGCAGTTTTCTTGTTAGTGTCGTAGGTTCTGTAAGCGTCTGTAGTTAAATCGGGATATGTGGAAGCTGCAATATTAGCTGCCGCAACACCTGCGGCAAGTTTCTGTGCTTCGGTTCCGCTGGTGGTTCTATAGGCAATTAATGAATTAATAACTATTGAGAACAGTGTTTCTAAAATAGAGGCAATTGCAGAATCACTTGGATTAACTAGATCTTTAACTTGTAAACTGGCCGCTCCATAGGTTGTTGACACTGTGGTGTTAACAATAACCTGCTTGGCAGCATCCTTAACCTGTGTTAGAGCATTTTCACAGGCTTGGTATTGCGTAGCCAATACCTGTAATTCTAGTGCATCACCTACACCATTAAAGTATCTGTAGGCTGCGTCTCTAGTTTCGCTGTCCCCACCGTAGGTTAAGTCATAACAGATAGCTGAAATAATATATTCAATATCTCGTTGAGAACTGATTGTAGAGAATACTAAACTAGGATAGGTAGTTGTAATATAACCTGTGCCTAACTGCTCTAAGAAATCACTGTTGTTTAACAACAAGGCCTTGGCGTTGATTCTATTTGTAGGAGCTCCAGCAGGATTAGGAATACTCAATGTAGGAGCAGCAGTTGTTCCTCTACGAATAATGTTTCTAAAGTTTAATTTACTCTGAGCAACAACGGCTCGACTGGCATCGTAAGATACTGTTGGGGTTAGTGTTGCAAGGTTTGCTGTTGCTAGATCGTGAGCATAGTCAATAGCCCTAATAGTCAGGTCTAACTGATCTTCAAGCACAACATGTGCATTGGCCTGTCGATAACTTAGTGCAGCTTTTCTACTCCAATAGTTACCGCCTTCAACAATGTCGTAACCTACCCCATCAATGATTAAACCAACGTCTCGACTACAAATGGCCTCATTGTAGGTAAACACTGGATACGGCCAAGGAGTAGTTTCATCTAAAATTAGTGTAGCAGTACTTCCGCTGGTACCATAGGTAAAATCTCTAATATAGTTAATTCTATAAACAGTATCGTTAACAATAAACGATGCTGGCAATTGAGGGAAACGTTTTAAGCTGTCAACTCCGATCCTTGTGTTGCTGGTTTTAGATACAATTCTAAATTGTATGTTTCCAGCAAAGCCGTCAACAAACATACCACCATTGAATTGCTGTTGTCCGTTACTCTTTGAAAACACAGCACCTTCTTGAGCATAAGGAGACTTGGCAAGAATTTGACCTTCTGGGTCAAGTACCATGGCAAAGCCGCCGTGGCCCTGCATGGTCAATGCACGTAGGATGGTAGCATCGTTCATTAAGAAGATGTCCATCTTATCATTATCTAACGGTTCGTTAAAAGATGAACTTGCAGTATCAATAATGTCAACAATAACATCTGTAAGTCTAGCAATAACGCCGCCGTTAGGTATTACATCTCCAGAGTTTGCAACGTAAGCTGTGAAATTTGTACTGATAACAGGAGTAGAATCTCCATATTCATAGATAACAAAAGACGAAGGTGTAGCCACAGCAATGGTAAAACTTCTACCATTAAGGTCTAGCATGCCTCCCATATTGCGGAATGTTACAGTTTCGCCAGTGGCTAGACCGTGTGCTGTAGCTGTTGTAACTGTACAATTGCTGTCTCTTGACACAGAAAGAATATTAACCGCAGCACCGCCAGCACCAGTTTCTGCTGTATAAGCATTGTCAATAACTTGAGGTTCGCTGTAGGTTATTTCTGTGCCTGTAATAGGATTAGTATAACTAGAAATTACCACGGCTGCATTTTTAATCACAGCCTGTGCAACCATTTCTAATCTTCTAATAGCGCCTACAGTTTGCTGTAATTGAGTAGTAATAGCAAGTGTGGCACTATCATTATCAATATCTCTGTATTTTAATGCTGCTGAAATTGTTCTAGGAGCACTACCATAGCGTAAGTCGAATATCATTGCATCTAGCAAAAGACCAACGTCTCGTTTACACAAAGATTGATTATATTCAAATCCCACATAAGGATCTTTTTCTTCAGCAATCTGTTTGTTAATCCAGGCAATAACTTCTTCTTGAATAAATTTCTTGTTTAACGCTAATAAATCTGCTGCCGATCTATAATAACCTTTGTTATTAATTAGCGTCTCTGGATAAATTGGCTCATCGGCATTGCTTAGATAATGATAGCCAAACAAATCATCTCGAGCAGCGTTGTAATCATTTCGAGCTGTGTTTAATCCGTCAATATACTTGTCTCGTCTAAAGTATTGGAATGCCCAAGGGCTTGAGCTCATACCTTTCTTAGGACGAATAATACTACGTCTAAATTCGTCTCCGCGCATTGACACGTTTTGAGGAACTTTTAACGGTAAATTCTCATGGTAAATACCGGCTTCGACCCAAACAACTAATTGTCTGGTGTTAGCAACGTCACCGTAGCTGATACTTTCACCAGGTTCAAACACACCGTACTTGATATCGATGTCAAACAATTCATTACCACTGGTATCCAATTCTCCACTGTGTGCTAGGATTTGAGCCAGTGCTCCTGATGTTTCACCAAATAGATATAGACCTTCTCTAATATCTCTACCGCGTCTAGCCTCGGAGCTGTCTGTAGTTACATCACCGGTATAGTCTGTTCGCTGGTGCCCGGTATAAATTGCAAATCTAGGAAGATTAACAACAAGATCCGGAAACTCAGTAAACCCCTTGCCACCGTCTGTGATAGTAACACCTGCTATTGCGCTACCAGCTATGTCAGCAAAACCAAAACCTGCTGTTGCACCTGTGTCGTTTACGGTAGGGCTTACTCGTACTGATACCAGACCGTAACCGCTACCTGCTGTTTCAATAATGGCTGTACTAACTCGATATTTTACTAGGAATAATGCATTAGTACCATAGGTACTGCCTGGAACAGTACCAGGCCAATATACATATCCGTCAACGTTGGTATCTGGTAATCCGTAACCAGCTCCGTTTAGCCCTTCATCAAATTTACCGCCAGTTAATATTCTATAGGTCAAGATAGGACCGTTTGGACTTCCCGGCTGGCTGTTAACTGTTAGAATTTCAAGGGTAGCGGC